TGAATCGAGTTCAAACAGAAATGCGAGTTATTGACGAAAAACAATGGTTTGAAAAAGATGATGAAGTAGGAGATACTTTCAGAAGATTACAAGAAACAATTAACAAATTAGATAAATTCACAGGAGTAGAAGAAGATGCCGAAGAAGCGTAGAAAAAAAAGTAAGATGTATTTTGGTCAAAAAACTGAAGATGCTATAGTAAAATATAATGCGATGGAACTTGATGACCCTGAAAGAGATACTTTATTTAGAGAAAGTATTTATTATCCGATTAGAAAGATTGCTGAAAATTTAATTCACACGTATAAATTTTATTATTTTGATGTTCCTACAGAAGAAGTGATAAATGAAGTAGTGGCTAATATGGTAATCAATATGAAAAAATATGTACAAGGTAAAGGTAAAGCATTTAGTTATTTTTCTGTAATCGCTAAAAATTATCTGATTTTAAATAATAATAAAAATTATAAGATGGGTAAAATTCACGATAATCTTGATGTAATGGATTACAATAGAAATCCCGGTTCTGAAGCAGATGAATCAGGAGTAAAAGATTTTAAATTAGAAGTTTTTGACCAAATGGTAGATTATTGGGAAGACAACTTGTTTAAAGTTTTTAAGAAAAAGAAAGATATTGCTGTTGTAGACGCATTACTTTATTTAATGAGACACAACAAAAATATAGAAAATTTCAATAAGAAAGCTTTGTATATACTAATTCGTGAGATGAGTGGTTCTAATACTCAACACATAACACGTGTTATAAATGCTATGAAAAAGAAGCAAAATGCTCTAATAAGAGACTTTAGAGATAAAGGAATAGCATTTAAACATAACGCTACAGGGTCTGTTTTCATATAAAAATTGTATCTTTCTTAGTTAATATATATTTATTATTAATTAAGGAAGATACATATGTCGGATTCTTTTGAAGTCTTTGAAGGCAAAACATTAGCTGATGTCTTCAAAGACATCTACAACAACTCGCAAAGTAACAAAAAACAAATAGAAGTCCTAATGAAGGACCTGTTAAAATTTGTTACGGATACTGCCTCGGCCGTTGCTCTTGTTCCTATATTAAAAGAATATCTTGATGTTTCTGTTCGTAATGACGAACAATTAATAAAACTCGCTTCAATAGTTCAAAAACTCGCTTCTGCAGAATCTAAAGGTTCTGAAGGTGAGTTTGGATTAAGTGAACTTGAGAAAGAACAATTAATGTCGAATCTCGGCGACACGATAAAAGATATACAAGATGAGAGTGATAGAATAAATGAAGAGATAGAAACTAAACAAACATCATTTCCTGAGAGTTAAAAAATGTCTTTGTTTGATAGAAGTGACCGAGGTCTTGTTGATTTAGATGATGTTTTTCATTTTGTAAAAGAACAAATTGGTCAAATAAAAAGAAAAATATTTAAAGTACCATATGGTGAAGTTGTATTTGAAGGCGAATCAGATGTTGAACCTATAACTATAAAAAATATATCACATCAAACTTCAGATGCTTTTGCGATGCCAGCGTCACAACATTTTATATCAAAACCCGTAGATAAAGAAGTAGTTCCTCTTTTTAGTTATATGGGTGAAAGTTTTTATGGTCATCCGATGCCAATACATCAGAGTACTCGCAATCACGGAAAATTAGAACTTACTCGTACTAAATATTTTAAAGCAAGTGATGCCACTACAAGACCTATAGAAATAGCGCCCGGTGATGTTGTTGTACAAGGAAGATTAAATCAATCAATCAATTTAGGTAAAGGTCAATTTACAGATGCTCCCTCTATTGTGATTGCAAATAATATACATAACAGAGATGTGAAAACACCTTTTCTAAGTGAAAAACAAATTACAAGAGAAGAGCAAGATTTAAATTATCCAATGTTTTATAATCCAAATCTTGATGGAAGTTCTATACATATGTTAGCCGGCGGTGGTACCGGTATAGATTTAGCAGAAGAAGTAGAACTATCCGGTAAAAAAGGTCATAAAGATTTTCTTGAAAGAAGTTTAAATAATACTTTTACGCCTGACCGTCAAGCTGGAAAAACTTTGAATAAACTATTAATATCTTCAGACCATTTAATTTTTTATACAAAAGGTCTTGATGCGCCCGCAGGTCATAATATAGAAATGTTAGCATCCGGCAACGTTTTTATAAACTCGTTTCAAAACATAATATTATCTACACCAAAATTTTCACAAAATCAAGAACAAGTAATTGGTAGAATACAACTTGGAAATGGTGAGAATCCTACAGGGTTACCTTTATCTACTATGCAACCTGTTGTAAAGGGTGTAGATTTTCAAGAAGCTATGAATGAAGTTGTTGCAATATTTAATTTTATCAGAAGTCAATTTAAATCATTAGCTAATGGTGGTATTGGTGTAGATAGAAGAGGTGTAGGTCACGCTTATTCTTTAAAAGGTGCGCCTATAAAAATATTAGAAAGAAAGATTGAAACATTAGAAAAAAGGATATCTGAAACTTTAAGTGATAAGGTATATACAGAATAATGGGATTAGTAGACGGATTACAAGAAACATTAATGTCTCCTCTGAATAAATTAACAGAGTATAAAGACAATGAAATACCTAAAATGCAAAGACAATCTGCAGACGAAGGTAAAGTTCCAGCTGGTATACCTAAAAAAATAAAACAAATTCAAAAATATAAAAAAACCGTAGACAAAATAACTACTGCTCTTCGTGCTATAGAAAACACTATATTAGCTATTGAGATAGCCAAAGGTGTTGCTGAAGCAGCTAAAGCCGCAGGTCAAATAGGGAGTGCATTAGTTCCACCCGCAGCAGCTGCTTCTGTATTACAAGAAAAAATTGTAGAAAAAGTAAAAGAAGAAATAGCAGAAGCTAAGGCACAGCTAAAATCTATCGATTTAATTAAAGACGAACTACTTAAAGTTATAATAGCGATTATAATAGCGTTGTTAGCTTTACGTGCAAGAGGTGGTGGTAATGAAGGAAAAGGTAAAGATAGTGGTGATAGCACAAAAAATGATAAATTAGATAAAGAATTACAAGACGAGTTAAACGCACTTGAATCTCAAATAGGTGAGAGTACAGATGATGATGATTCAGGTGGTGGTTTACAAACTATAGTAAAAACAACAACTGCTTCGGGTACAACACAAACAGGTGGTACCGGAGGTGGAAGTAGCACCGGTGGCGGTGGTGGATATTAATACGTAGGAGGTATTATGAAAACAAATCAATTCAAAAAATTAATAAATCAAATCATACGTGAAGAAGTTAAAAAACAACTCGGCGAGATATTTATTAATGAAATTAAGTCTAAAAGGTCTATGCCAATTCAAGAGTCTGTTAAGACAGAAGAATATCCGACAATGGGTGGAAAAACATTTGGTACAAATGATATGGCTGATTTATTAGGCTATGGTGATATGAAACCAAACGGAGGTGGTATGTCAAACAGAGGTGTTGCAGAAATAGCACAAAAAGCAGGAGTAGCACCTGAACAAGTTGACCCTGATGTACAAAAAGCCATCACTAAAGATTATCGTGAACTTATGAGTAAAATGAATCTGAAAAAATAATGAGTGTAAGAGACATAGATTTAGACCCGGATAAAGTATTTGGAATTGGATTTCCTTTAAATTACAATTCTCAAGCCGCAGGGTTTTTTACGCAAAATAGAAAATATTATGACCAAATTAAAGATAATATCAGAAATTTGCTTTTGACACAAAAGGGAGAAAGACCTGGCAATGCTGAGTTTGGCTCTGACTTGCGTTATGTTATTTTTGAACAAAATGAACCTGCCGCTTTAAAAGACTCAATAGAAGAAAAAATCATACAAGCACTTGAACAATTTTTACCATTTGTAACTTTAGTAGACACTAAATTACTTGCAGACGGTAATACATTAAATATAGTAGCGAGATTTGATACTGAATTTACAGATGAAGTAGTTCAAGTACTATTAGGCTTCGAAGGCGGTGCTGCGGAAGATAGTGGCGGAAATGCAGGATATTAAGGAGAGATAAATGGCTATTCAAGTCAAAGAAAAAGAAGTTAAATATTTAAATAAAGATTTTAATTCGTTAAAATCTGCTTTAATAGAACACGCAAAAACTTACTTTCCAAACTCATATAATGATTTTAATGAAACCTCTCCTGGTATGATGTTTATTGAAATGGCCGCATACGTAGGTGATGTTTTATCTTTTTATATAGACAATCAATTTAAAGAGTCTTTATTAGCATATGCTGAAGAGACTAAGAGTATATATCAAATTGCACAATCAATGGGTTATAAACCAAAATTATTATCATCTGCACAAGCAGAGGTTGATATATTTCAAACGGTTCCATCTGTAGGCAGTGGTGTAAATAATAGACCTGATTTGAAATATGGATTAATCATAAAAGAAGGGACTCAATTAAGTTCAACTTCAGGTGTTGATTTTTATTTGACAGAAGATGTTAGTTTTCAATTTACTTCAAGTAGGTCACCTGCGCAAATATCTGTATTTGAAACAGGTGGCGGTGAACCTACATCATATCTTATGAAAAAGTCGGTATCTTGTATGTCCGGTAAACAAAAAAGTGAAACATTTACATTTGGTAATGCAAAACGATATAATAAGATACGTTTAAAACAACGAGGTATAACAGAAATAGTTTCTTGTACAGATAGTGATGGAAATACTTGGCACGAAGTACCTTTCTTAGCACAAGATACCGTTTTTGTAGATACAGAAAATAATGCTGATTTGAGTCCTGAAGATTCTCAATATGCTGATAAAGCACCATATATTTTAAAATTGAAAAAAACTTCACGTAGATTCACAACATATATTACAGAAAGAGGAGCTACAGAGTTACGTTTTGGTGCTGGTAATAGTAGTAATCCTGATGAAGAAATAATTCCTAATCCTGATAATGTTGGTTCAAGTTTACCACACGGTACTGCAAAGTTAGATGCGGTATTTGACCCGAGTAATTTCTTGAATACAAAAGCATATGGATTAGCTCCTGCTAATACTACATTAACTATAACTTATAGATACGGTGGTGGTCTTAATCATAATGTTAGAGTTGGAACTATTAATAAAATTGTTAATCCGGTATATGGTGCTACTAATGGATTAGCTAATGCGGGTTTATTACAAACATCAAAAAATTCTTTAAGTTGTAATAATGAAAAACCTGCAGCAGGAGGTAAAGGTGCTGAAAGTATAACTGAGGTTAGAAATAATGCACTTGCTTATTTTCAAGCACAAGGCAGAACTATAACTAAAGAAGATTATATGATGCGGGCATTGACTTTACCATCAAGATTTGGTAGTATAGCAAAAATATATATTGTACAAGACCAACAATTACAAGAAGGTAAAAATTTAGATAATCAAGTTAAAAGTAAAAGAAAAAAACGAAACAAATTAACTGCTTCTAAACCTGTACCTAATCCATTAGCTTTAAATTTATATTGTTTAGGCTATGACCAAACTAAAAGTTTACTTCCTTTAAACGATGTTGTAAAACGTAATTTAGCAACATATTTAAGTGAGTATCGACCTGTTACAGATGCAGTTAATATAAAAGATGCTTTTATAATTAATATAGGTATTAGATTTAGTATAATCACAAGAGTTGGTTATAATAAACAAGAAGTGTTACTTAAATGTTTTAGCGTAATTAAATCACATTTCGCACCCGATAATTGGCAAATCAATCAACCAATAGTATTACAAGAGTTACAACAAGATATTGCATTAGTTGATGGTGTTGCCGCACTTGTAGCACCTATAGATGATAATCCTGATAAACTTCCTATTATAATTTTTAATAAATATGAAAAGACACAAGGGTACTCAGGTAACATTTATGATATAGGTTCTGCGACAAAAGATGGTGTGATTTACCCATCACTCGACCCGAGTATATTTGAGTTAAAATATCCTACACGTGATATTTCAGGAAATGTAACTGCTGACTCTGCTACTGCGGGCGGTGGATATTAGGAGTAACTAATGCACTTTTTTACATACGCAACTGAAGACAATTTTATATTTGAAGCAAGTCAATCTGTTAATTACGGATTAGACGAAATATTAGAAGTTAGAAAAGAAGTTGATGACGCTGGTATTGATGTTAATGTTTCAAGAATCTTAATCAAGTTTGATTTATCACATCTTAGTCAAAGTGTAGTAGACGCAAATGCAAGTTCTACTGCTAAGTATTATTTAAATATGTATGATGCGGGTAGTGTAGGTTTAGCCCCAAGTCAAACACTATATGCTTATCCATTAAACTCTGATTGGAGTATGGGTAGAGGAAAATTTTTAAGTGAACCTCCAATCAAAGTTGGTAGTAGTTGGGCTTATACTGATAGTGAAGCTTTAGGTACATATTGGACAGGCAGTACTTTAGATACCGGTGGTGGTTGGAAATCTGTTCCGGCATCAAGTCAATCTTTTGTTCACACTTCTACAGAACTTGATATGAGAATGGATGTTACTAATATTGTAAATTCTTGGTTAGATGGAAGTAATACAAATTATGGCTTTATAGTTAAACGTTCAGGTTCTTTAGGTAATAGTGATTTGAATACAGACGAAGGAAGTTCAGATGCATTAGGTACTTTTAAATTCTTTTCTCGTGATACACACACAATTTATTCACCAAAATTAGAAGCAGTTTGGGATTCACACGTTTGGAATACAGGCAGTTCAGACTATCTAAATGCTACAGATTTAGAAGATATTTCTATCTATTCGCCTAATTTAAAATCAAAGTATTCTGTAAACTATGATGGTAAATTAAGAATTGTTGGAAGACCGACATATCCAACATTAACCAATTCACCATCAGCATCTAACTATCACAAAGTACAATATCTACCTTCAGGCTCTTTATATAGTATTGAAGATGCTTATACTGAAGACGTTATTATACCATATGGTTCAGGTTCAAAACTTTCTTGTGATTCACGTGGTAATTATATTGATTTAAACACAAGTGGATTACAAGCACAAAGAGAGTATAAATTAAAAATAAAAATAGTTAGTGGTTCTTATGCTGGAAGTTCAGGAACAGATGTTGAAGTTATTGATAACAATCTTACATTTGCAGTAAAATAATGCCTTACACAAAAGAACAATTAGAAAATAACGAGTACTATCAAAGCTTAAAGCTCGAAGCAGAACGTGAGTATGAAGAGAATAGAACTGCACTCTTAGCAGAATTTCAATTTTCATCTTCTATGGATGACGGGATGAATAGTAAGATACCAAGATTAGCAGGACCACGTTCTCCTATTCAATCTTTTGAAAATCCTGCTACAGGTCGAGCACCTGATGACCCTACTAATTGGATAACTATTAAAAGAGACACACCTGAGTTTAAACGTGGTGATGGTTTGAATGAAGTATTAAATAGAGAATTTACGGATTTATAATGGCAAGTAAATTATCAATAAGAGATAAACAATTATTAGATACCGGTAGAAAGTTTAAACCTGGTACTAAAAAATATGAAGGTGGATTATTTGGTTCACAACTCGCAGACTTGATGGGTTCTGAAGATTTTGTCTTACTTTCTGTTGTAGAACCTTCTACTGATAGAGTTATAACTACTAAAGAAATTCCGCCTATTACTGAAGGCGAAAACATAATTGTCAAGCCGGGTATTGATTTAAGAGGTATGGGTTTTGTTTCAGGAAGATTTAAATTTAAATATGAATTTTACAGAAGACTTGCGGGTAATGACCAAGTAGTTTTGATTCGTACAGATGAAGGTAATGAAGGCGTAATATATGATGGCCCTTTTTATATCAATGCACAAAACGAATATAAGTCCGGCGGTCCAAATCAACCTGATAGTTTTAACTTAAAACCTACAAAATTAAATTATGAAATAAAAGAGATTGGTGGTTCAAGACAAGAAGTTAAAATACGAGCAAGAAATATAAACGATGATATTTATAAAGAAGCTTTTTTTGATAGACAATTTGCATTTAAGAATATCATTGTTAATAATGAATATAGAGAATTGACAGGAAGAAATCCCGAAGTAAGATTTTTCAATCCATTTAATCCTGATATGAGTTCACCATCTAACGTTGGATTCGGTGCACACTCAGGCGGGCCACCACAAGATGATGACCCAAGTTCTACACACTTGATATTAGAACAAGGTGCTGGTTTTCGTTTTAAAGAAATAATGGAAGGCGGTACGATACGTATTAAAAATGCTTATCAAATTGGTGAACGTGAAGAAATATTAGTAACAGACTCTAACATCGTAAACAATCCAAGTGGTGACCAAGTTATGTTTGGTGATGATTTAAAACCACAGAAACCAATTGGTGTTTTTGACGATGACCTACATAGTGATGCGGTTATGACAGAAGCGTGGTCTTCAGGTATACTCGGTTTTAATTCACCATTTGACCCGCACTACGGTACAGCCGCAACAGGTTATCACGCTAAGTGGGTGAACGGTGAAGGTCGTAATGGCGGTGCTTGTATAAAGTTTATTGATAAAAATGCTATCTATAGAAACGATACTATTTGGCCAACTAATAACGGAGAAAAGGCAACCGTACATAGACCATTAGTTATTTCAACATCTCTTCCTGCTATTTCAAATTATGGTGTTACGCCAGGACAAGATTTATTTTATATTAGTTATTTTCAAAAATCATCTGTATTAGAAAAAGGTGCTACTATAACACTTAAATACGGTGCGGGATTCGGTGCTGGTGAACCAAGACCACAAACACCACCTGATGGATATCACGTTCCTGGTACAGACGTTGGTGATGTACCTGATAGTTTTCCACAAGGATATTTAGCAGAACCAACAGAGCAAAGACCATCAGGAGAGGTAACAGGTAACGATGGTGAAGGATTATTATCACCTAATAAACAATGGTATGTTTCTTCTATACAAAATGGATTATATGTTTGGGAAGTAAATTATGATACATATAATATTGAAGATGGTTCAACTGAAGGTATTGTTGGTATAAGAAAAGTAAATTCTTTAACTACAACTGATGGTTCTGATGGAACACAAAGAAATTGGATATGGAGAGGTTCTACTTGGACACCTGAGATACCTCCTGATATTCCTGGTTGTACTAATCCTGCAGCACTAAACTATCAATCATATGCGGATACCGATGATGGCTCGTGTACTTTTCAACAATCTGTTTTACCGGAATCGTCTAATTTTGATGTAGTGTTTAAATGTAGACATCAAGAATATTTTGATGGTACTCCGTGGGATACGTTTTCAGGAGCACACGCTACTTTCTTTTTAAAGTATGATGACACATTACAAGATTATCACATTTGGCAATCACGTTTTGGTGGTGCTGAAAATTCAGTACAATATAGATTTGGTATCGCACAGATGTTTGGTAATGCTAATCAATCAGATAATCATCAATTAGGTGAGAGTAATGTTATAGTTAAAAAAGATGGTTCTAAAATAGGATTTTCTGTTGACGAAACAAACCCTGGTTTGATTGCGTTGATGACAAGATATGGTAAAATAAAAGATGTAGCAGAGTATCACAGATATGGTAGTGGTTATTCAAATAAGAAAAAAGTATTAATAATCTTTGTTTCATTCAATCAAGATTACAGAGATTTTCTTGAAAGTAATGGTGCATCAGAAGACCAAGCACAGGGTATTGTTGTAGAGTATAACTCTGAAGGCAACAAAATAGAACAGATTGAATTTTTTGCTGACGAAACAAAACAAGAAAATAGTGTAGGTACGTTAGATGAAATGCCACACTCTGTTTTTGAAGACAGAGGAAATAAACCTGACCCAAGATATTGGTTATTGCCTACAACAGGTACACCTGCAAGAGTAAAAACTGCGGGTGGTTCTCGTATCATAGACCCATATAAAAACAATGATGATTACTTTGAATATTGGATTGGGAATGGTCTTGGTACTTTTACTTCTATTTATGGTGATGACTCATCTGAAAAATATGTAGGTATATCAGAAGACCAAGTTTACGCTACAGAGTTGAGTGCTACTGCGGATGGATTGCCAGGATACCCAAAACCTATATCAGAAGTTTTTCCTGGTGTTGGTGTAAAAGATTTATATATACAATATGGATGTGCTAATCCATTTGCTAACAATTATGGTGAAATATCTGAAGGTGACGCCGCAGGTACTAATCCTCTTCAAGCACTAAAAGAACAGATTAACAATTTTGAAGTAGGCGCTACTCTTCAATTTGGAGGCGGGCTTGTAAAAATAGTTTCAGAAAATGCGAACGAAAGATTACCAAATTTTCCAAGTAGAGTATTTCTCGAACAAAGAAAATCTACTTTGATACGAAAACTAAACTCTCCTGATTTAAATTTAAGAAGAAGACAAAATATTCCAAATGTTGATGGCGGTAATTGTGACTTTTCTGTTAGTAATGACCCGTTAAGAAATGGTACAATGTCACCAAACGGGTTTTGGAAATGGAATGGTCCTGATGCAGTTTGGGAATATCAAGGAGACTCACCTGCGGCTATTACTTATAAAGCGATTGAATTATCAGGCGTAACTAATAGTACAGAAAATCAATGGGAACAATTTGAAGGAAGTGCTCCTATACCTGAAGATATTTTGACTAACACACCAATGGAACTTGTTATCGAAGGTCACGTAGTAGGCGGTTCAGACGGTGGTAATAAACAAGGCATAGTTTGGGTTGACGATTTTGATTTGAGATTTCAAAAGCCAAACGAAACTTCTACTCAAGGAATATTTGCTGATTACAATGGAACTATAATAAATGTAGAAGGTGATGATATTTTAAAACTTGATAAAAGTTTTGACCAAGTAGGTGATGAATTAGGTGCATTGAGTACTCCGTATAATAATCAAAGAACTGATGTCACACGAGGTGGATTACCAGGAGATACTACAAGAGCATATACAGAATTTGAAATACGTTATAGAGTTAATGATGCTGAAGAATTAAGAACTTATGTTGATGTACGTGGTAAAAAATATTTAACAACTAATTTTAAACAAGATGCTATAACTGAACCTTTATATCCACACGCCTTAGTTTATAAATTATATAATAAATTAGACGCTAATGTTTCTAAATTTGACGGAATTAAAATTGTAAAAGAAATGATGATGCCGTACGAAGACACTATAGATTTAGTAGATTATGTTCCAAGTGAAATAAGAGGTACGGTTTTATTAAGTCCAAAACTTGAAGATTCTGATAGCCCTGTTCGTGCAAGAGCTACTACTTTTAAAACAGAATCAGATATTGTTACAACCAATACTGAAATAAAAGAAAAACTTCAAGATATGATTTTATCAGGTTCAACTGAAGAAGTTGAGATGAATATTCCTTACGAAAAAGGTTTTAGAGGGTTTGTACATTTTTCATCAGCTAAAAAACGAGTTGAAAATTTTAAATATAAATTAGAATTAATAGAAAGTTATGCACAGAGTTCTGCGAGTTCAGCAACACTAACACAAGCTCCTATGTATAAAGAAAAAACTCAAGTTAAGATATGGCACGATAAAATACGAGAAGTTAAAAATTCATTTGATGGTTTTGAGAATTATATGTACTATCAATCAAGTTCATTTTTTACATCATCTATGGGAACTTTTTATGATAATGCGTGGCCAAAGTTGAGTGGCGCTGGTACGATGACAAGTCCGTATGTTCTCGCACACACTACTTCTTCAGAAGGAGCGGCGTGGCTTAATAGACAAATCGCAAGTGGGTCTGAATACGATAGTAGAAATGGTTCTTACTTAATAAATAACACACCACAATTTGTTACAGAAGACGCTTCTAATGCCGCATATCTTGATTTTATAAAAATGACAGGTCATTATTTTGATAAGATTTATCAATTTATAAAACAAATGGGTAATATAAATGATAGAAGAGAAAGTATTACTGAAGGATTATCAAAACAATTATATTATTCTGTAGCTAAAAGTCTTGGGTGGAGTTTACAAGATGGGAAAGATTTAGTTGATTTACCAAACTTTTTATTAGGACAATCTGCAGATAGTGGTTCTTCTGAAACATTTACAGAAATAGAAAAAACTGAACAAGATATTTCAAGAGAAATATGGTCACGTATTGTTTCTAATATGCCGTATTTCTTAAAGACTAAAGGAACTATCAGAGCATTTAAAGGATTGATAAATTGTTATGGCATACCAAGTTCAATATTAAGAGTTCGTGAATACGGCGGGCCTGATACACCGAGTTCTGTTAATTATGCTATTGATAGAAAATTTACAAAATCACTTGGATTTGATGGCGGGCAACAAGTATCATTTAAATGGCAAGTAGCATCTGCTTCTGTAGCAGGTGATACACCAGGTTTTCCTGATGCTGTTGAGTTTAGATTTAGAGCACCTACAAGTAGAAATCAACTTATATGGAATAAAGGAAATAATTTCGGTGTTCTTATGAAAGATAATGGTTCTGCTGATAATATAGGTTCTGTATGTTTCTTCTTATCAGGTTCAGGTGGTATGAAAGCAGTATCGTCTTCTAACATACCAATTTATGATAATGAATTTTATAGTGCGATGATTCGTAGGACTACACATAGTGCGTCTTTAGACGTAGCAGTAGATTATAATTTAGTTGTAAAGAAATATGATGCGGGTATAGACAGATTTCAATATGTATCAGATACCACATTATCTATAGATGGTACTAATGCGGCGGGTAAAACTTTTAATCAATCTTGGCAAACTCCCGGTAGTTTTTCTATTGGAGGTTCAGGTACTATTACGGGAGCATTAACAGGTTCGCTTGATTTCAATCAACAACCTATACAAAGATTTTCAGGTTCATTGATGGAATTTAGAATATGGACAGAAGTTTTAAGTACTGCTTCTTTTGATAATCACGTTGCTAATCCAAAAGCATATAACGGTAATAATATCTCATCATCGTATGAACATATTGTTTCACGATATTCTTTTGATGATGATAAAGATTTAAGTAGTGATACATCTATAGCTGATGTATCTGCTAAAACTACTGAAACACAAAATGGAACGGCTGTTGGTTTTACAGCAAACACATTTCAAAATGTAGTAGACAGAACAAAATCTTTACAACCTAATTTGGGTCCGAGTAGACAAACTTCTACTAAAATTAGATTAGAAAATAATATAGTAAGACCTGAGTTTAAGTTTCAAAGTGGTAGTGAAGGACAAACTATTGAATTACAATCTGAAACACGTATATCAAGAGGCACTCACGATTTTGCTTCACGTGATAGTAATAAAGTTGGAATATACTTTTCTCCGAGTGATGCTATAAATCAAGATATAATTGAATCGTTAGCTAATATAAACTTTGATAATTTTCTTGGTGACCCACGTGATAGATACGAAGAAACATATCGTGGTCTTGATGCGGCACAAGATAAATATTGGTTAAAGTACAATGCTCCTTTTAACTTTTGGCAATATTTAAAATTATTAAAAACATACGACCAAAGTATTTTTCCTCAACTTAAAAAGTTAACACCTGCACGTGCTAATGCAAGATTTGGAATATTAATTGAACCTAATATACTTGAAAGAGCAAGAGAAATAGTTGGTAAACAACCATCGTTTCAAAATACTTACTATGAAGATAGAATCATAATGACAGGTTCATATAGTTCTTCTGCTGATTTTAAAGTTTATGGTCAACAATATGCACCGTCAACAGATACATCTTTTGATGAGATAAATCAAGCAATACAATATTATACTAATGACCCGAGTTCAAGTGCATTAGTTATTAGAGGTGAATCTAAATATTTTGAAGGTTCTATGACACAGAGTAGATTAGAAAATTTTGAACATACGGTATGGGAAAGACAAGGAACGCCGGGTGATATTTATGCGAGTGCGTCTGTAACTTATGGTGATTCTTTTAAAGACAATTTACCATTACAACCTTTTATTTCAGGTTCACGTGTTAATCCACTGAGAAGTAAAATAAATTTATTTTATAGTAGTGTACTTAGTGCTTCTAATGATGCACCTTCGAGTTTTTCGTATGAACCATCAACAATAAATGTTCCTGCGGATTCATCAACAGCTATGAGAAGATTATTTTTTGAAGGAGTAAAAAATACTAAATTAACTACTCAAGATGGGCTTGAGCCTGTCGAAGTAACATTGACTACACCAACAAGAATTATAACAAAAGAACCAGGAGATTCGAAACTTGACATCGAATAATGACGAAAAACTTAATAACATAATATTTAATATAGAAGAATAGTCTATTTATCTATAGGAGTCTAATATGGGATTTTTAAACAATACAAATATTACCGTTGATGCTGTACTCACAAAGAAGGGCAGAGAACTTTTAGCCAAAGGTGAGAATCAGTTCAACATAACAAAATTTGCTTTAGCAGACGATGAAGTCGATTATCGTTTGTGGGATGTAACACATCCAAATGGTAGTGATTACTACGGCGCGGTTATTGAAAGTATGCCGTTACTTGAAGCATTTCCTGATGAAAATCACGTGATGCGATATAAGTTAGTAACTCTACCTAAATCAACTCAAGCAATGCCAATACTTGAAGTAGCACAAAGTTCTGTTACTTTGAGAAGATTAAATTCTGTTAGTATCATTAATCCATCTACACAGAATGGTTCTGATGATACATTAGGCTATACTTTTATTCTTCATAATCAATCAATGGCAAGACTTAGAGTTAGAGCAGGTGCACAAGTTTCTGCGACAGGTACAACGGTACCATTTTTCTTAGATGAAGACGATTTACCAAACAGCATTTCTGTAGTAGGTAAGAGCGTTGAAATAAGACCTAAGAGATTGTCAAGAACACAGACAACACAATTAACGATAGTAGGTAATGAAACAGCCGCTACAACAACAATTAATATAACCGTAAGACGTAACAGAACATTTGGTGCGTTTAACGCGGCAGGCGGTTAAGGAGGTAACTAATGGCAATTTATCAAAGATTTGCAACTGAAGCTGAGAATCCTGATAATCCTGATGTAATTTCAGGACTGAGAGATGTTATCTCATCCGGAATGTGGAGTGGTGGTTCAGGTACTCTAAGTACATTTTTTACTTCATCAACACAATCAGGTTCTACAGGTGATTATTATTTAGATGTTTATAAAACTAATCCTGACACAGATGCTACTGCAGAGATACAATTTAGTATGGCGTATTGTCACTATCACGGTAGTGGTTCTGTAGGTGGTAAAGGTGTAGTAGGTAACAGAGCA